AAAACATAGTTTAAAAAACCGACAACAGCAAAGGCACATTTTTTATCTTATCCATGGAGGGTAGGGTAAACGACCACTTTTAGGTAAAATAATGCGTTAGGAATTACTGCTATCGGTTTCAAAATCGGCATCAGCAATATTACTGATATCGGTTTTTTCTGTCAAATTTTATAATTAAATTTTATAAACTTTATCTAAAACTATATAAGAATATGGCGAACCAGTACCGTAATCGTAACAATACGCATAAAATTTTATTTTAAGACCATTATAAAGTGTTACTGTTGTTTTTTTAACCCCGCCTATATATATGTCCCAATTACTACCGCCAACGTTTATACATTCAACAGATGTTTTATAACCATTAAAATCTGTATATGCACCTGCTGCTGACCAAACATCTAATGTACCAACACCAGTCCATCCATCTGTATCATTTCCTATTCTAATATTTACAAATGCATCATCATTCGCTGCTGTTATATACATATCATTTACAAAAACGATTATTTTGCCAGAAGTTAATGCTGTTTTCAAAGTAAGTATAGCATAACTACTTTCATCTTCTCCCGGGTCTGTCGCTATAATTGTACAATTACCGCCTAAAACAGAAACACTTCCTGGTACGTCTCCGCCAACAGAAACATCCCAATTATTTAAATTACTAAAAGCGTCCCAAATAGTTAAGTTATCCCACCAATGGTCATTTAGTTTCCCAAATGTTATACCGTGAATCGTAAATTGAACCATATTATCCCTTTATAACACTATCTATATAACCGTAAAAAATACCATCTTGACCAGCAATAATATTATTTTCTTGTGTATGCGCATAAAATTTAATTTGTAAACCATTCGGTTTTGATAAATTTTCTGAAATTAAATTATTACCGTAATAAACATTCCATAAATTATTCCCTTTATATATACATTCTAATGACGTACAAATACTATTATCACTTCTTCCTATTAATTCATCATCATGTCCATCACAAGTTATTGTAGTTATTGTTGTCCAACCGTCTGTATCATTTCCGACATACATATAAAAATAACACATTTGTGTACCGACTTCTTCAAAATAAATACTACTAAACATTGCAATTATCCTACCAGATGTAAGCGCTGTTTTTAAAGTTAAAGTAACATCGCATGGCGTTACTGTATATGCGCTACTTGCTCTTGCATAAATTAAACATTTATTACCTTGTATTGTTATACTGCCGCCAGTATCAATAGAAGTATCCCATTTAGTTGAATCAACAGGGTCGCCGTTATTTCCTATAAAATCGTCAAAAGGAACTGACCCGTCATACCAATGATTTTTATTACCGCCGAACGTTATCCCGCCTAAATTTATTTTCATTAATACACCGTTGTCGTACCTGATATTAAACTGCCTGTACTTGTAGATAAACTTCCGTTAGTCTGATACCACCAAATGTATTTAATAGTACTTCCAATACTAGTTCCACTAAAAATTACTTCAATTGGGTTATACTCACCATTGTAAGAACCAACTACTGTATAATAATGGTCTGTACCGCTAATAGTAGCAGCAGTTATATTTCCAACTGAATCTGTAGTATAAGTCATACTTTGATTTTGCGGGAAATCGTAAGAACCGAAATTAAATCTTCCAGTTAAATCATTTATACCGCTTGCACCGGTATGCCCGCCAGAAGCGCCTGCTGTAAACATATTCCCGCTTGCGAATTTTTCATTTAGTAATGCTATTACAATCACCTTTTATATAAAACAAATTTACCTTGCGTTTTTTTAAAATCATTAAACGGTAATTGTTTCCGTTTTATAGTGCCTTCTATTATAAATAATTCAATTAAAGTTCGCGCGATAATTTTTTCAAACTGTAAATTATTTTCTTCTATTCCATTTTTCGTAAGTTCTTCCAATTGTTTTCTTAACGAATTTTCAAATTTAGTCCAAGTAACCATTAAGCACCACTTCTTGAAAATCGTAATGTGCATTGTATTTGCAATTCCATATCGCCATTGAAAGCAACACTTCCAATAACTTCTCTGACAATTAAACTACCTGCTGTTGCAGTATTAAAAAGACCCCATTCTGTTAAAGTAGTACCGCTTAATTCTGTTGCACTATAATCAGTTATATAAGTAACGTCTTTAGCAACTGTCGTATCTCTGTTTGTAATATAATTCCTATCTGTCTCGTTTAATAACGCAGTGTTACCTGATACAACAGTACTACTTCCTGTTCCTATTGCTATATAACTCGGAATTGCACCAGAACCGCCAAGTATGGCTGCAATCGTTTCAATACCGTCATCTGTAATCATTTAAATCAACTCCTAAAACCCGCCGCTTCCTACAAGAAACGAACCTATTGCTCCTTGCGTTAAATTACCGTTTCCTATTAAACTATCAGGACTATTAAGTATCCCGTGTTTAGGTGAATGGAATATAAAACTATTTCCTACACTTCCAGCCCAAACTTCAAAATGGGTATCTACAACTAATTCATTCGTAGCAGTTTTAACAACTGCAAAATTACCTTCAAGCGGTCCGACTTCAAGACTTCTGGTTTTTAAAATCTGTTCTTTTAATGTATCTGTAAAATCAACTATTTTTTTATTTACTTCAATCGTTAAAACTTTACAACTTAAATTATTAAATTTATTAAATGAATAATTAGATGAAAGGATTGTATAAGATTGGTTATCAATACCGTGCCACGGTAGATTTACTTTATAAGTATCGCCCGGATTTACGTTTATAATGCCTTTTACATTAATAGTACCTTGAACTTTCGGGTCTTTATTTTCAGCTAAAAACGATAACGCTTTTATATTAGCTTCGCCATAACTTTTTATACTACTATCTGAAATTATTTTAGTCTTCGGTCCGTAATCTGTTATACTATCATTATCCTGTCTGAATTTAAGTACAGGTACATTTCTATCGTAATCTATTGTAATAGGCAACGTTCCGCTTGCAGGTATATTATCGCCTGCTAAAGTACCTGAAACGAAAACTACTTTTCGTTCGTTAAAATCAACTACATATTTCAAATTCGGGTCTGTTGACGGGTCGTTCATATCAAGTATTCCGCCAACTTGTTGTAAAACACCGTGCGAGGTTACTCTTGTATTATGTGGTTTATCTGAAAGTGTAAATATACTGCCAGTTCCGTCTGCTGCAAACGTTTCTGAATTGCCTGTAAGTATCCTGTCGCCGTATACCCATACTTTATTATAAATCTCTCTGTCTTCTTTTCTGAAATCAGCGTTATAAACGCATTTATTATCAAACGTTCTATAGACTATATTAGAACCCTTTTCTATGAAATTAACGTCTTTATCGTTATCAACGAAAAAATAATAACCAGATAATTCTGCTAATTCTTTTAAAGACTCAAATATATTTTTATGATTAAATCCGATTTTTTCTATATTAGTACCGGTGTTTATATCTATATTATTTACTGTAACTATATCGTCTGCATTATTTTGAACTATAGTTCTCGCTATTAAACCGGCATCCTGGTTTTTAAAAATAACAGGTATAACAGTCATATCAATTAAAACTGCGCCGTAATCTCTGCCTTTTATTGTAACTTTCTCGTTTTCAGAATCGCCTGAAAATCTTATATCTTCTATTATACCTGTAAATAACTTCGTAGTAGGCGGATTAGTTCCTATATCAGCGTAAATAATAACTTCGTCATTTAAACTAAATGAATTATTATGAATACCAGTATAATTATCAAATTCGGCAGTGAAATTTGACGTTGCGTTTGAATCGCCAATAGTTTTCTCTACGTTTATCTGAAACGCGTCTGAAAATGTAGTTCCGTTAATAGTTAACTTAGTGTATACACTACCTTGACTCGGTACGAAAATCGGATAAAAAGTTACCATTTAAGCGACTCCTACTATATAAAGTTCAGGATTCCATTGCGATTGTAAATTATTGAAATCAGCCCATACCCATAAATATTCAGTTTCGTCAACTTCTAAATCATCATAAATCAACTGATAGCTTGTATTTATTGAAACTGAAGTATCATAATCATATTCGTCATTCAGTTTAAGTGTAACGCCATTAGTTGTTTCATTTAATTTAGCGTAAATATCTATAGTATAAGTAAGATTATTATTAATCGTAAACATACCTACTGTAGATGTCTGTCCGTATGGTTCCACCTCTAATTGAGTAGGATGGTTGGCATAAAATTTAAATACAGTACCACTCGTTTCTGTTATATCAAAAACGCCATTTTGGCAACTACCTATAGTAACATCAGAACAAGCAAGTTCAAATATTGAACTATCACAAATAATTCCAGTACTGCCATCTGATATACTATCAGGACATGAATATTCGTAACTATCACAATTGCCAGACCCATCACAATAACCCATTGTATCATTCATATAATTACAGGTATATGTTTCATCCCATCCATAATAATAAGGGATATTTGCGTCTTCATCACATTGAACTAATCCACAATAATTATTAGTATTTTCAGTACATGAAATAGCATGTTCTGTAATAGCTATAGTTGCATTCTGCGCAACATTTATTGATGTACCTTTAGATTGCCAGTTTGTATCTATACAAGTTACTCCAGCATCAAATCCTGTATAGTATTCTGGTTTAGTACATGCACCCGTAACACATTGATACCATATTGCGCAATAGCAATCTTCTGCATCACCACTACCACAATTAGTATCTACACTTACAGTTGTATTCAATCCATCTTTACATACATATCCAGATTGTACTGGAGTTGAAGCATCATTAGTATCTAATGCACCTGCTCCATCACAATAACCATCTGGTCCTCTACGTGTATATTGATTATCACAATCATCATAACTCGGACTTTTTCCCGTATTAGTTTTAGTACATACTGTTGCATGGTTCGTTACAGATATTATATAATTTGCATCTGTATTCCAGTTAGTACCTTGGTCTACCCATCCCGTATCTGTGCATGCGCCTGAATCGTATCCTGTATAATATTGGTCTGCATAACAAGCGTCTGTGACACAATCTAATTGTGTCTCGCAACTACAACTTTCAATACTGTTATAACCGCAATCAGAATCGCCATCTGGATTTTGACTACCAGATGCGCTTTCTATACAAACATCACCAGTAGTTACATGAGTATCCACACCCCACGTTCCTGAAGAACAATCTTCAAAATGTGTTATATTTAGACATATCGCTAAACCATCTGTTTCTTCGCCATCATGGGTTTCATTTACACAATTAACTGCATTAGGATGGCAATATTTAATAATACTATTCCAAGCAATATCGCAATTTTCTGAAATACAATCTGAATCTGAATTACAAATTGAATAATCCATCCCACCTTCGTCACTATATGGTAAATAATCAGTTACTCCACTTACTGGAGAATATGGTGTATCACAAAATCCATCGTAATCTGAATCTATACAAATATCAGAATAGTTACCATCCGAATCTGACCAATAATTACCGCCGATATAATTACCATATGAATATTCTCTAGTTCCTAATTGTTTCGTTGTATTCAGATATGTATCTATGGTATTATAATTATCATAATAATTTATAGTATTGTTCAATAGATTATTATAAATTAATGTATTGTTTGGATATGTTTCATCAAGATATTCACTTATATAAATCCCATAATCCGTATTATTATAAATAATAGAATTTGATATGTTATTATAATCTGAATCTCCCATGATTGTTATACCTGTTCCATTATTTGAATAAGTATAAATATTAGAGATGTTATTATAATTTGAATGTATCATATACAATCCATATTTCTTATTTAAATATAATGTATTATTCGTAATATTATTATAATTACTGTATAACATTGCAATTCCATGATTAGTTGAACTTGAACTACTTGTTACATTATTTATAGTATTATTATCTCCATTTGATATTACTACTCCCGCATAATACCAATCACTTAGAATACAATTTTTTATTGTTATATTATCATACCCATATGAATATATACAATAACTAGCATCGTCATCTCCGTCTATTGTATGTCCATTACAATCAAATATAACATCATTCGTAGTTATCTCCATACACGGTGATGTAGAACTATCGGTTATACTGGACACCATCGTATAAGTACCCGCAGTTGATAATTCACCGCATGAATCTACACTATAATTCGTTCCACCATTACTTTCTTCTGCGCCGAATGAATATGTCGGGGTTGTTGAAAGATACTTTCTAGCAAATGAATAATATAAATTACTTGTTCCACCTACTCTAATAACATCCATATACAATCCTAAATTCTCATTTGGAATATTTGTCGTACTTGTTCCTTTTGCAACCCCATCAAAATAAGACCGGAATATTGTTCCATCATAAGTACCTTTTATTCTATGAGTACCTGCTGAAAATGTTGCTCCTACATTTACTTGTGTAAATGTTGCTTCATTTGCTGTATAGATAACAACAAGATTAGAAGCTTGTATAGGTCTTATTGCAAAATTATCATCAGTATTAGTTATCTGTTGATTAGAAAGTCCAAAAAATCCTTCATCTATTATATTACCAACAAATTGAAATTCAATATTCATAGGAACTATAACCAACGGGTCAAGATAATCTATTGCTGAGGTACCATGCCAGTCAAGGAATGCATTCTCGCCATTACTTGTACTTGAAACTTCACTTGCATTTTTATAATACATATAGATTGTCGTGTTGGTTGTGTTTGTCAGAGTATATGGTATCTTAACCCATACATCGGCATGTTCACTATTTGTTTTATTCTCTATCCAATATCCAAGTTCTGTATCTTCAGAACCATTAGCAAATCTTAAATCAGAAAAGTCGGTATTCATATTTGCATTGTAAGTCACATTAAGAAGTAAAGAATAGTTGGCTACTTCCAAAGCTGTATTGTTTATCTGAATCTCTTTTTTCTTTTCCCAACTTGCATTCCACCACGTTGCTCCTTCTATATTCTCGCCCATTATAGTAACATCAGTCCAGACAGAATATCCCCATCCATTATTAGTCTTCCCCCATTTAGTAGATTTTTCAAATACTTCATAGATAGGTTCATTATTTCTAAGAACAAATGTATCTGGGTCTATTTCAGTTAATACTTCTTTTGTTGATTCTTCATAGCACACATTACATTTTTCTTCTGTGATATTATACGCATCAGTTGTATTTGTTCCATTTATTATTGCTGGATATTCTATGGTTTCATTCCTACATTCGCATCTATAAGAGTCATTCAAGGTTATAGTAATGTAATGCATAAGTTTTATATCTGCATCTCCAGAATATAATGTTTTCTTAATATTCAAATAATCCTTTGTTGTCTTATCTTTATTCTTTTCTACTTCATCTTTTAGATTATAATCTTTTGTGAGATTGTTGAATATAATTTCAACTGCATCTTTACCATCTATTTTCTTCTTAGTTGTTATAAATTTATCCTTTTCTATTGCGTTCCAAACAGGGTCTATATTAATTTCACCTATTATAAAACTCCATTTAATTGTTTCAAATTGGTTATCAGGATAGCCGATTAGTTTAATACGATTATTCTTTAATCTATCCCAAGTATCGCCTTCTTTTACAGGTCGCCAGTTGTCTTTTCCAACTGCCGGGACAAACCATTCTACTTTTATGTTTGGATTCGTTTCAATTATATCGTTAATTTGATTAAGATTCACCCACAGTTTTCTACCGTTAATTGATTTCTTATAAAGAACTGGTGTGAAATTCAATTCACTTACTTTATATTTAATTAATTTACCTTTAAAATCAACTAAATCAATCGGTAAATAAATATAACTATCAATATCAAGATATTCAAATCCAAAATTCCAATAATTTGTAGTCACATTGATAAACGCTTCACATTGATAAATACCTTTTATATATTTACAATCAGTATCACCTGAATGTGTATAATCAACACCTGTAAGTAAAAATAAATATGATAGAAGTCCGACTACACCAATTGTTCCTACTCCAGCTAAAATTTTAGATATTTTTTTCCAATCCATATTCAAACCTTTTTATTTAATTCGCTTTGTAATTGATTCGCTATATCTCGTGCATTGAATCCATTAAGATTATTAATATTTATTGTTATTCCATTAGATGATAAATTCTCTGGATGTTGTGTCGCTATAAGAGTATCCATTGGATTTGTTTTAATAACATCTCCTCTCTTTGTAATTATTGCATCATCTACTTTCATTGATTGTTGAAGTCCTGTAAATATAGATGTTGATGGTTCTACAATACTTTTAGGTAGAAGTTTAGCGGCTGTATTCACAATAGAAGATATTAATCCTACTGTATTACCTGTTGCTATATTCAATAATGTAGATGGGGAAGATATTACTGTTTTAGCAACAGATTTAGCTACTTCTTTTTTTTCTAATTCATTTCTTTTATTTATTGCAGTATTATATCTAGCAATAAGATCATCAGTTAGTTTTATTATGTCTTGTAAATCATTTTGTTCTTCCTCATTTAATTTTGATTTTACTTCTTGATTTCCTACAAATTTATCAAGTAATTCTTTTTGTTTATCTTGTACTTCGCCAATTTTTAACCTTATATTTTCTTGTTCTTGTCTTTCTGTAGCAAGTGATTCAAATTTCTTTTGTTGATCGGTTATGAAATTATTAAAGTTAGTTACTTCCAATTCTCCTAAAGTTTCTAATTGTATTGCATTTTTATTTTGTTGGATTTCTTTTTCATTTGCATTTTTTTCTTGTTCTAATCTTAATATTTCAAGTTTATTCTTTGCCTTATCCAATTCATTTTGTATATTATCAAGTGTTTTTGTTGATTCTGTTTGTGATTGTTCAAATTCTTCCCTTTTTGCAATATTTATTTCTTCTAATTGTTTTTTTTCTTCGTTACGTTTAATGGATAAAATTTTTAATTTATCTTTTTCACTATTTAATTGAGCTCCTATTTCATCTCTTCCATCTTTTTCTGTAGATAAATATTTTATAGTTAAATCATCAGTTATTTTTTGTTGAGCAAATAATTCTTTTTGTAAATCTGTTTCCGATTCTATTAAAGAAACATATTCTTTTTTTGCAGGAATTATATTTTTTTCTTCTAATTTTTTCAATTCTAATTGTCGTACTATTTCTTTTTGTTGTGATATCTCCAATTTTTTTGTTCTTTCTCCTTCAAATGTTATATCTTTTAAATTTAATAATGAATCAATAAGATTTTTTACATTATCATTGGATACCTTTAATTGTTCTGTATATTCTTTTTGCTTATCTGATAATTGTAAAATAACTTCTCCTATTTCTTCATATACTCCTGGCATTCCAGTCATTAGATTAAACATTTCTTCTCTTTGTGTTTTTTCAGCAGTTGCACCAGATATATAATCCAATGTTGCTATCAATACTTCTCCAATAGCCACTTTTAAGTTATCATATTGTGCGACTACTTTTTCTATTTTTTCTGCATGAGTTTCTTCAAGAAACATTTGTGCTCTAATCAAACCTTGACTGTCTTCAATAATAGAATTTACCAATGCTTGTTTCTTTTCTAAGTCTGTTAATTCATCTGTAGTTTTTCCTATTGTTATAGCAAATTCTGAATATGTTTTATCTAAATCTAATATAATACCCAGATTATCAAGTATCATTCTAGATTGTCTTCCTATACCTATAGCTAAATCATTAAAGGCTTCTGATGCTGTTCTACCAAATACTTTACTTCTCGCAGTTGCTACTTCTAATAATTCTGGTATTTGATTTTGACTAATTCCTAAAGCAAGAGCTTTATTAGCATCATTTACTAAATCAAAATCAGATATCATCCCTTGGCTTGCATTTCTCATATCTTTTAACATTGTATCTGCACTGTCACCTAATGCTAAATTAAATTGTTGAAATGCTCGTTCTGATTTTAATGCAGATTTAACAGAATCTGCTCCAAATGCAACCATTGCCCCTGCTGCTGCTCCAACAAGAAGTTTGTTCTTAGAAAGAACATCTCCTAATTTATCAAATCCGGTCTTCTGTTGTTTTAGACCTTCATCTACTTTCTTAAATTCTTTTGAATATTCGTCAATAGCTTTAATTACATAGGTTATACCTGCTCCGCCTATTGCCCCACCTAGTATATTCCCCATTATTATTATCTCTTTGTTTTAGATTTCTTAGATGCTCGTATTCTATCTCTTCTCTCTTTATTTATTATCCGAATGATAGAGTTCCTTTCAAATACTGTGAGTTTATCCACAATATCAAAAGTCCACCCTTGCATCTCTCTGCATATTTCCATTTTATTTATTATTCTTTTATATCTTTCTCCACATTCGGCTTCTGAAAATCTTTGTCCTCAGTCTTCCAACCGTTTAGAATTGCCATTGCATTCTGTATCGCACCACGTTCTTTTAGTGTGAGTGTCGCATAGTCTTCTGTTGTAAGGTCAGCACTCTTAACTATTGTTGCAATTATTCTCTTTGTGACATTCTCTTCTTCTTGTATCGCATCAAATTCTGTTGCAAGAAGTTCATGTACCTTGAATGTCTTTTTTCCTACTGTTATCTCTTTTGATTCCATATAATCGCCTCTATTTCTTAATAATTTCAATTCCTATTATATCACGCATCTTTTTCTGACTTCTATCAGCACTATTACTAAAATGTCTTCTTGCCTTAATTTTACTTGTTCCATATTCCAGATGTTTTGAATACTCGGTATTACTTGACATAATAGCCAATTTATTTTCTGTATGGACTTCTACAGAATTAAGGAATTTTCCACTATCCACACTTCTTTTTTCTGCTCTATTGCCTTTTATAGATGCTTCTATTTCACCCTTTAGATATTTACCTGCATCGGATAATCCATTACTGATGGATTTATTCAACTTTATATTTCCATCAGCAATAAATTTTCTTGTTTCTTTAATACCTAATATTGTATATGTAACAGACATATAATCTACCATGGATTATATTTATGCGTACTGTCCCAACTTGAACCTGCTACAGTTTGAGGTCTGATTTCAATTGTAGTTTCAATCGTATCAACGTCAGCCGTACTGGGATTATCCATGCTTATTATTCTACAGCCGCTTAATATCAATGCTGTATGTTTACTGCCGACATCAGTTATATCAGCGTTCATGTCAAGATTCCCGTTAAAAGAACTACCGCCTTTATAATATTGATTGTAAAGCCATGCAGCGTCCTGACCGTCCAAGTCCATTGTAACAGATAGTGTATAATCTTTTACGCCAAGATAAGGTGTTCCTATACATCTGCTTCCATTTACATAATGTGGCGCAGTTACATTATTATTTACTTCAAATTTTATATCCTTAGCTGTATCCATCGTACTACCTGCAAGCGTAAGCAACGAATCTTCCCACATATAAGGCGTTAACGCTTGTGTACCGCTGTTTACTAATGTAGTTGTAGTACCTGAACTGAAAACTAACGTCTGACCGATATAATCTATGTCAATAGTCGCCTTTTCGCCTTGCGTTAATGTTAAAGCAACTGTATTTATAACAGCGCCGTTTACTGTTCGTATAAAGTTCCTACCAGTTCCAGTAGATTGTTTAGAATCCTCAAGCGTGAAACTCATCGGTGCAGGGTGTGTATTTGTACCGCTTGTGAATGGACTTTGCCAAACGTCACTATTCACTTCACTTACAGCGTGCGTACACGTAGTCGCAGTTGCACCTGATACTTCAACTATTGAACCGATAGCATAAAACAATAGTCTCATATCGTGTGGATGAAACGAAAGCGTACCTGTAACGTCACTTGGTCCTAATGTAGTAGTATCATATACTCGTTTTGCTGTACCCATATATCTGTCTATTATATAATTTTCTGAATCGTCAATTGAATTATTAGTAACTTGTCCTATCCAGAACGTACTACCTGCTGCGCCAGTTGCGCCTGTTTCCTGTGCACCGTAAGTTCCACTTTCATGGATGCCGACAATTTTGTTTTGGTCTCCTATATATCGTGCTATAATTATCCCCTCAATTCTATTATTTTATTTATTCTGTCTTTTTCGTATTTTGGAATTTCAGTTATTCCAAATTCGTTTAATATTTTTATTTGTTCTGTTTTATTTAACCCGTAAAGTTCTTTTTCATTTAAAAAAGTTCGCCACGGTTCGTTTATTTCTATCCATTTTTTTAAATCTTCTTTTGAATAATGTTTAATTACATATTCGTATTCGTCTATGTCTGAAATATCAATCGTCTCCTTTTATTTTTCATATGTATTATTTTTATAATACACCCATGTAGACTTGTTTGTCCGGAAGTTTATTTTAAATATTAAAAAATTTATATTCTATATTAAGCAATCTTGATTTCGGTTGATTGTCACCTTCTTCGTCTACTTCAACAGCACTTAATAATTTAAATCTATATAAATAATTTTCTATACTACCATTAGCAGTAAACTGAATATCTCTTAGTTTTATATAGCAATCGTTCGCTAAATCGTCTTTCTCTTTTTGGTTTCTAGCCCAGATTCTTATTTCAACTGAAATAATAACGTCCATTGCAGTTGTTTGCATACCGGCAGAAGTAGAACTAAAGTTAGTTAGTTTAATTGTAATAATAGGATATTGAGTTAATCTGGTTGGGTAACTTGTCATTATAAATTTAGACTGCGAACTTCTAGTTGAAGTAATCGGGTCTGTTACACCAGTAGTTAAATTATCCTTTATGAAAAATAGAATGTCTTTTATGAATGTACTTGAGTCTACCATATTACCGCCTCACTTGCCGGATTTATATCTAATCTCACTTGATTAGATTGCTTTTAATTATTTCTTTGATTTTATCTTTATTTCTGGATTTTGAAGTTGTTAAATCAATTGAATCACGAAATTCGTCAGTATTTACTTCTTCTTTTATAAATTCGCCCGCTTCTTTTATACCTTTTTCTGTATTTTTACTAACCTGTATTTTTTTTAATACTATATATGATACTGCTTTTTCTAGTCCAGTCATCTTGAAAGTCATACCTTTTGCCATCTACTCACCCAATTCACTCACCCAATAATGACTTTGAATGTCTTAAATTATGACATGTTTTACATAATGTCCGACCATTATCTATTGCGAATCTTAGTTCCGGAAATAATGCAAATGGTTTAATGTGGTCTGAATGCAATGTGCCTCCATGTTTACCACACCAAATACATGTATACTCATCACGTTCAAACACGGCATTATGCCATAATTTATATTCTATTGAATCCCTGATTGCTTTATTAATCGGTGTTATTCCACCTTTCCATAAATGACATTTTTCTCCACTATTGTCTCCTTTCTTAAAATTACCTGAATTGAGAGGTCTTCCATTTGGGAACGCCTTTTTCAATCCGATTATTATTTTCTCTTTAGTTGCTTCGGTCATCCAAGGAATACCCCTTTTATTTCTTGTATCTACTCTTTTTTTAATTGATTCGGGGGTATAGGCTAATTTTCTACCATCTTCTAAAGCCTTTGCTTGATTTGAATTTAATTTGTGACCTTTTAAAGATATTGAGTTTTTCAAACCTATTTTCCTTTTATGTTCATCGGTTTGTTTATATCCTTTTTTAGTCATATTAAACTTCTCCGATAAATGACCCATTATTTAATATACGCACATAAGCCCTTTTATAAATTTGGGTGTTTTCAACCTCATACGGTATACCACCAATTGGTATAATCGTATAAGTATCATTACTCATTATAATCTTTGTACTTATATTACTACCAGCACCAGTAAAATCAATAGAACCATTAACATAAAGTTTCTGGTCTTGCGTTCTTAATTTACCTTGTTCTAATAAATTAACATCTTCGGAACCGTATTTATTACTAATAGGCATTACTATTCCAGATATATTTAATCTTGAACCTGTTATTTCAGTTAAAGTAACTTCATCGTCATAAACTGAACCAATCGTATTTAAATAATATTTAATAGTAATAGGTTTACCTGATTTTGACATTAAACTATTGAATCCATTACTTAAACTTTCACTAATTGTCATTTAATCAACTTATACTTCTTGCAAATATGAATTTCTTACCAATAGATTTAAGTTTTAAATCACCCATCAATCTATACGATTTAGCACTCAAATCGTCGCCACTATCGTCTATACTAAGTTCGCCAAGACTTATCTTTTCGCCGCCAGATTGAGCTTGAATTAAGTCAATTACATCTGCTTTAACGTAATCAAGTATAACAGGTTGATATTTTGCATCTATATTATTTGAACCTATAGTCACACCGGTATAATTAGCAATATATTGTCTGGACTGGTCTACTATTTCAACCATGTTACCAGATATACCTGCCGGTAATTGAAAACATTCATTCATGAAAATTGCAATTGAACCACATGTTGATAAACTCATTTTTTCACCTATCTATAAACTACAGTTAAACCAAGTCCTGATTTAGATGTACCTAATCCACTTCCATAAAAGTGTAGTACGGTATCTGCTAATGGTATTTCAGCCAATACAACATTTGTATCTGCTCCAGATATAGGTGATGCCCATGTATAAATTGTAGTTGCTCTTGGAAATGTTGCTCCAGACGTAGCTACACCATATCCTCTAGTAGTACCACTCACCATACTCCATATAGTTGTTTCTATACCAGATGCTTTTAAAAATAAACTTCCTGTAGCTCCTGCAAAGTTATTCTCTTTTATAACAATACATTGAAGCATACCATTGAGTCCTTCTTCAGAATATGCACCAAATTCTCCACCAGCATTTGCAATCATACTGCCTGTAGGGAATTCATATCTCTTTATTTGATTATTAACTGCAACTATTGTCATAGAACCAGGATGACTAGTCTGTGTTCCACCAAATTTTGAATATTCACTATCTCTTAATCCACCATGTGTAAACGCCATTATAATTCCTCTTTTAATTTTATATTTTAATTGGCGGAGATTCAGAGCGCCTCACGCCAATAAAAAAAACTCCACTCAGTATCCTGCTGCGATGTAGTAATATGTAGCACTCGCATCTCCGATTACAGTTGCGCCGCTTGATGTCGCTGTTCCGCTTAGTGTCGGTAATGTCGCTGATGCTGCCACTCCACTCATCCCAAATGTAATTGCGTATGTTTTACTTGAGAACGGAACGCCAAACTGAACGTCTGCTTCACTTCCAGCATCCATAGTTACTGTTCCTGCCTGTACTCTACAGTTATAAACCGCTGGCGAACCGATACTTACAGACTTGATAAGTCCTTCTACGTTCTTTATCTGGCTGCCGAGCACTGTCGCTGCTGCATATACATTCGGACCGCTTATAATACCGCCAGCTACAACGCTACCAGTAATATAAATCTGCGAGGTCTGTTCTTGTACTTGGTTTACTTCTTCGCCGCCTAACCCGTCTATTAATCCCATAATTATTATCTCCTTAATTTAAAAGGGGGATAAACCCCCACTTGATTTATGATGTAGTTATCTCGCAAGTTGCGTAATCACGTAGTGATTCTACATCAAGTCTCATTGTAATAGCAGCACCCTGCATATCAAATGTAGGTAAATCAAAGTTTTCAACTGTTATATCCCTTTTATAAGATACAACGTATGAATTACTTCTATCTATTACATATGCGTATTTACAATAAGTAGTCGGTGTAGGTGTCGCATTCCTGCTAAATCTAACAACGTTCATACCGAATATAGTACCAAGGAAACCGGATTTCAGCATATCTGTATTACCAGCTTTATCTGCTTCTACAAACGTATCTATATTCCTAAGGTCTTGTAGAACCTCATCGCCAACTAGAACATCTGTCGGTGTATAATCGTATCTTTCAAGATAGTTCATCGCTTCTGCAATATTTGCTATCGTAATAGCTGCGCCGCCTGTTACAGCGTTAGTTGTAGAATGCAGTTCTGCTATAATCAGTTCTGTTTCTTTCTCTGCCATTCTCTTACCTGCGTATTTAAGATGTCTGCTGAATAAGTCAAACTGACTGTCTTCCATCATCTCTCTTGTTATTCGTACAGCTACACCGTATTTAACAGGTTCAATCGTAACAGTCGTATCGTATTCAAGTGCATCCATCGGAATTTCTGCACCTTCACCGACTAACCTAACGTTCATTGAATCTGCCTTGATAAGGTCTATACTCCAACTTGCACCCAAAGTCGCTGTCTGAGCAGGAGTCTGATAAATCGCTGCAAGTTCTTTAGGAAGTAAATGTTTATCAACTTCGTCAATAAGGACAGGCATGATAAGTTTCGGTATAAGTAAAGTACCGGCTACACCAGTGTCCCGTGTTATATATTCTTGTATTCTATTAAATGCCATTTTATTCACCTTACAAATTTAAAGCGACAAGACAATAGTCTTCGCTACCTGCGTTAGTCAGTGACCTTCCGATTATACCAATATAACCAGAACCAACTGCCGTTGTTGCAAGTCCGAGAACTGCGTCTGGTAATGTAAGATTTGTAACCAACATACCGCCAGATATTGCTCCGCCTGCTTTAATTAAATATGTACCTCTTGTTGCGATAGTAACAAGGTCTTCAGAACCAGCGTTATTCAATGCGATACCATTACACATACCCCATTTATCGCATAGCGCTATTTCCAAGTCACCGTCTGCAAAGCTACTTGCCTGCGAACCGACTTGTGCTGTACTATCTGCACCTGAAACGTATACGAACTGACCGCCCGATATTGTTTCTCTTGCTTTACCTGTAAATGTACGCGGATTCTCCCCGTCCCATAGACAGACTGCCCCTAATGGATTTCCTACTGCCATCTTTATCGCCTCTCAATTGTAAAAGAGCCGCCTTTTATGCTACCATAACTTTCAACTATATTATATGATGCACTTTCGTCAACTTCTTCTTCGTCTTCTGCTTTAGCAGAACCAACTATCTTTTCTGTTTTTACTTCTTTAACAGCTTCAACAACTTTTACTTCTTTTGTCTCTGCTTCCTTAACTGATTTTAATGCTTCTGCTACTGCTTTAGCAACTATATCAGCGACCATTTCCTTTGTAATAATTTCAGTTGTTTTAATTTCAATTTCTTTAGGTTCAACTTTCTCTATTACATGTGTTTCTTTTGTTTCTATAATATTCACCTTTTTTAAATCTAATGCTTCGTTTAGTGCAATACCAAACGTAGCGCCTTCGTCAGCACCTACTGCAACTAAACTTAACTCTTTAAAAGTAATACCTCTCATTATAAGCGAATTATCAGTTTCATCTTCTTCTACAGATGCAACCATTGCGCCTACAGAGACACTATTCACTCTACCGTCTTTTATCATTTCTTGTGTTTGTTTGTCTATAACTTTAGCACGGAAACTTACTTTCTTATCTGAATATAATCCTTCTTTTACTCTACCTTTAATTGCATCTACTTCATTTCTATGGTCTACCAATAATGGTACACCAGTCAATGTATTCGCAGATAATTTAAGTTCTTCATCTAAAAATTTATGATTGTTTCCAGTTGTTGTCGCATTTATAGCTATTCCTTCTATAAAGAAACCTTCTTCTTTATTAGATTCTTCTACTTTTGATTCTATTATAGGAACACTATAATTGAATTTAATCATTTCTTTCTTTCTAAGTTGTCCATAACAAATAGCAGAACGTTGTTTGTTGTCAGGGTATTCTTTGTTCATTGTAGTGTCGCCCATGCACCTGCTTATAAAATCTTTATCAACTTCACCTTTCTTTGGTTTCGGTATCGGTATTTCAATCACCTTATTAAATTATTTATAATATCACTGTTGCCAGTCAAAATTAAAATTATAGTTCCTAAAATAGTTAAAAGTAAAATAAATTTAATTACTATTTCTTTATCAACTTTCTTATCGTTTTTTTTACATAATATTGTTTTAATTTCAGTTATATCGTTTCTCATTTTCAAAACGTTATCGTCTAATTTATTATTAGTTTCCTTTATTGACATTTTGATTTCATTAATGTCATTTGTAATTGATTTCATGATAATACTACACATTTCTTTTGACATATAATCTGTTTTTTTAAACATACAAGCATCTTTCGTAACGTATCTATCGTCAAGTTCAGTATAAGGTCGTTTGGGTTTCATCTAGTCACGATTTATACTTCTTTTAACGCGGGTGATAATATTCTTATCTTCGCCAACTTCATTTAAATTAGGTTCTATGATAGGATTCAATATCCGTTCTCTAGTTAATTTAATAAATTCAGATTCTTCTGAAATAGCAGTATCGCCAATTAGTTGATATGTAATATCGCCACTGTGTTTTGAACGAACTATACTTTGTCCCGTTAATGGGTCTATTAAAACGCCACGACCTTTTAAGCCAAGTATTTGTCTCATTTTTTATTCTTCCATTATCAGTTTCTCTTTCGCTTTCTTTATTCTAGTCTGTAATTCAATAACGCATTTTCCACATAACCACATACCGCTAACTAATGCCAGTGCTGGTTGTCCACATTTCTGACAATCAGGTTTATTAATTATATTCATTTAAACAACTTTTTATCTTTTTTCGGGTCAACCTGCGTTCCGGTATTATCCCGCGGTTGTTCTTTTTCAGGCGGACTTAAATAATCGCTTGCGTTTTCTAAATTAAGTAATTTAGCGATTTCAAGTTCTGCCATTTTTCTTAATGGGTCTGACGTATTCATCGTTTCTATTAATTTAGTTAGTTTTTCAAGTCTGTTATTTATCTCTTCTTCGCCCGGTAAATTCCAACTAAACTCAACTTCGTCAAGACTACCTGATTGCTCTAATATCGGTTTAAATATATGTTCTTCTATTATACTTTCAATCTCGTCCTGAATTGCGCCTATCTTTCTTTGAAAGGCTTCTAATTGGACTTTAGCTAATCCTTCTGGTATATTACCGCCACCGAATAATACTATCGGAATTTCAAGCCCGTAAGCGAACATTAACATATCATGATTAAGCGTGTCTGTAATATTTTTACCTATTTCGCCGAAATCTATTACTTTCATGTCAACATTAGAATCTGTTACCCATTCTGTTTTATTAGTCATGAACTGTAGATTCTTTTTAAACGTATCAACGCCTGCCGCGTCTATCATCTCGCCGTCACGACCTACTTTAACGTGTATAGGCGCACCAGCTTTTCTGCTGATTAATTTATGTAATTCCTCTTCGTTTAAAATCAGGTTCTCTATAACACGTTCGTTTTGCCATATTATTCCAATACCGTACGGGTCGCCTGATATTTTATTGATAGCCAGATGCGCTATTTCCATTGGCTTAAATGTAATTAGTTTAGAACTAGACCTTGAAAACCGTTTTAAATCGCTGGACCATTGGTTGTACTCAATTACATTACCTTTCGTGTCTCGTTTAACATATACGTTATTTGCATTTAAAACTTTAATTTTTCTATTAAGTAAGTCTATTTCTAAAAAACCGTTTCCTTTAGTTAAACTTTCTCTAATCCATTCTCGTAATACAGTTGCGAAATTCGTGTTCTTTACGAAATCAGATATTAGTTTATTCGCTTTTTTAGTTTTCGTCTTGATTGCGAAATCGCCAACTATAGAATCAGTAAATTTATTAATAGCGCTAGTTACTATTCCAACAGATTTATATATCTTTTCCATATCTTCAAATCTGAACGGATGTTCTGCGCCAAGTTGTTTCGGAAAACTAATCGGAACGTCTCTAATTTCGCCCTTGAAACTTTCTTTTATCTCGTCTTTGATTGAAATATAACCGTTTAAACTAGTCTGTTTAGTTTCGTTTTTGAAAAAAGCCATTAAAATACCTATTTACAACTATTAAAATCTTCCTATATATAAATTGTTTCCATATCTTTATATATGTTTGCTAAAGTGCTATATGTGGTGTATATGGTTTCTTTAGTTCAAATATCATTCTCATCATTAATGCATCGCCGTAATCTGTACTTCGCCCTAACGTTTTCTTAATATCCTCTTTTGAAACGATATTGAGTTTACCGTCTTTATCAGGGTCTTTTTGTTTTATCTGTTCTAAATCTTCTATTATTTTAGTTTTAAAAATAAGCGGTTTAATAGAAATAAGTCCATTATTTACTAATTTAGCGAAATAGAAATAACATTGGCTTTTAAGATTTAAATAATTATGTTTAGGAGGTGTTGAATAAATACCTTGCGGGGACTGTTCTATCTTGAGTTCAAGCGGTCTTGCGTTATTTATAAAACCTCTGACGCCGTGCATTTCGTCAATCAAACCGCCGCCAACACCGTCTTCGTCTATTACTACATTATAAACAGGTATTTTATAGACATTAATTAAATTCTCTAATATTAATCTCGTTTCTTTAATAGATTGTTTCTTATAAGTAAATATTTTTTCTACTGTAAAATCTTTCCAAAGTATTATAGTCGTAACGTCATTACCGAATCTAGCTATATCTGCTGAAATGTAATATTTACCGAAACTACCCGGCAATTCTTTACCGAACATTTCAATTATTTTATCGTAGTTAAATAAATTAGTTAAATCTTCGTCGTATTCCCAATTACCGTAAAGAAGCCGTTCTTTACTTACTTTATCTAATTTCTGTAAGTTTTCTATATAATATTTAGAAATAGACTGATTATCTTTAGCTAATGCCTGTAGAAATTTTCTGTACGAAACTAACGTACCAGATTTATACGGTTTGTAAAAATCGTAATATAAAAAGTTCTTACTGGGATTTGAACATATAAGTATCTTTGGAATAAGTCCAAACTCTTCCAGTTTATATCTAATCCTTGATTTGCATATATTAAACGCTTTAAGCGTAATCTGTGCACCTTCGTCTATGAAAACACCGGTAAACTCACGACTACCCAAATCTGCGAATTCAGGGTCGCTCGGATATTCAAATAAATCCTTTAAGTAAATTACGCTACTATTATAGAATTTAATCGTACCTTCTATTTGGTTATAATTATAACAACCAGATAATTTCCATTTTGTACAAATCTCAAAAAAGGTTAATAATGTACTGTCTTTAAGCGATTTAAGTACCGCTCTACCCATCAGCCATCTTGAACCGGGATATTTTAAACAATTTAAAATCAACCATGCACAACCAAGATAAGATTTTCCACCGCCTGCACCGCCACCGAATAATAATTCGTTCGTAGTATTATCTTCTAATATTGATAATGCGTCATATTGTTTCTTAGTAGGTTTCCAGTCTATATCAAGGTTCACTATATCACTCTGGTTTATGAATAGTAACGTTAATAGATTCAACTCGTTGGTCTATATTCTGTTTAGAACCGAATATCGTTCTATGTGCATCTGCTAATGCACGTATTAATTGAATCTGTAAAGCTGGTGTTAAATCATCTCGTTCACTTAATACTTTTATCATTCTCATTATAGTAATAGCACTTGTAGTCGGATTAGTTGCAAGTTCAAGCGCTTTCTGTTCTATTTTATTAGGTGATGCTCTTTTTATACCTGATATTTGTTGTGCTATTTTTCTCTTATCGCTTGAACTGCCTTTAACCTTAGCTCTAATATCGTCACTATATTTATCTCCTTTTGATTTTAGTGGAATTAGATTTTTCGTATTCATATTAAACTCTTTTATATCTTTGATATATTAGATACAGTTCACATTTTTTGCAGATTTGCCTCTACTGTTCTCGGTTGGTTCAAATTCAACTTTATCGTCTTGTTTTATTTCACTATTTAGTTCGCTTATATGGAAGAAATAATCATTTCCATCGTTTCCGCTAATAAATCCGTATCCTTTTTTACTATAAAATTTTACTATTCCGTTCATTAAATCCTCTTCTTTTCTTTAAATTCTATTGGTTTTATATAAGCTTTACTTATTTTTTCAAATAATCTATTACATCCTTTACATTTATAGATTCCTTTATGGATAACATAGTCAAAACTAAATAAACTTATTTTCTTACCGCAACCATAGTCGCACCAAAAAGTTTTAGCTTTTTTGGTTTTTTTTTCCATAATATACCTATTTATATAGTTCGCTTATCTTTTCTGTTTCTGTTTTTTCTTTAAAAGATACATTTTCATATTGCGCTTTACAACGTTTCACTGCATCTTGTTCATTTTCCATAATAGATATATTATACATTCCATCAACACCGTAATTTTTATATTTATATCTGAATACTTTAACAAATACATCAAAAGGATGTTTTTTACTTGCATGTGAATCTCGTTGTTCTATTATTTCAATCAGTTTAATATTTTCAGGCGAACTATATTTTTCCCAATTGATTTTAATCGGTTTAATTTCGTCTGGTTTAACGAATCCGTTTTTTCGTACTGATTTTTTAACTTCTTCTTTGTAATATTCGTCAAAGTCGTCCATTGCAGCTTTCTTGAAGAAAGGTATTTTCTTATTAGTTTTCTCTTCTCGTTTAGTTGCAAGTTCTGCTAAAAAAACAGTCTTTGCATCCTTTTTACTATACGGACCGATATCTTTGAAGTCACGCTGTTCATCTACTGTCGGGGGTCTGAATATTCCTGCCATTTAATCACCTTGTTTCTATACCGTTTTTAATCTGGTCTTTTAGATTATTTATTGTATTAGTTTTATTTTTTAGTTCGCTTTTTAGATAATCCATTGTCTTTTTATTATCGTTTTCCTTTTTCTTTTTAATATAAGGTTTAATAAATTCCTGATATTCGTCTTGTGCTTTTTGAAATTCTATCGTCTTTTCGTTAAATTCTATATTTTCGTTTAGTTCAACAATTTCTTTTTCAAGTCGTTCTATACCTTTATTTGTACTATCTAACTCATCAGTTTCTAACTTTCTTTTCGTTTAAATCACCTAAATACTTTTCGTCTATTAATTCTATCTGTAAATCAATAGCTATCCTACAATATATATCTGGTTTAAAATCCGGATGTTCGTTAAAAAATTCTATTTGTCTATTATTAAACCCGATACTTCTATTAGTTATTTTTTCTCTAAAGTCAACAATTTTTCCCATTACACCACATTAATTAATTAATCCTAATATTATATTGGTTATACAAGTTTATATAAGTTTGCTAATTTTAATAGCGGTTTTATTCCAAGTATTATCTTTAGCTGTTTGTAACGCTTCTTTACCCATTTGTTCAATAATTAATGGATTATCATAAACGTATCTTAATTCTTTTCTAAGACTATTTATATCAGGTGTAGCCCATTTAATTCCTTCGTACATCACTTCGTGTTTTATTTCTTCTAATTTATAATCTATAAATAATCCGTTTGTTTTGTTAACAAAATCAGTTTGCCCACCGTAATTTGTAGTTATAACAGGAAGCCCGCACGCCATCGCCTCTATACACGGTAAATTATACGCTTCTGCTCTTGTAGGACTAATGAATACATTCGCAGAATTATATAAATCAACCATATTTCTATAATTTATATTATTTGTATTTATAATAAGTTTAGGTAAATTTACAGTCCGCGGACTTATTTTAGTTATTAATTTATTTAAATCAGGTATACCATAGGCGGGATTGAGTTTCAATATTAATTCAACATCGTCTTTATCAGTAAATTCTTCAAAATATGCGTTGATAAGATATTGTATTCCGCCCCTATCTTGTAAATTCCTAAATCCTTTATTCGCTAAGAATGTGCATTTCTTCGGTTTCTCTTTCGGATAGAATAATTCAAGGTCTACACCATGCGGAATAAGTTTAATCTTTTTTCGTAAGTTTTCAATATCACCACATAAATGAGTATTTATGTATGTAGAAGAACTGGATGATTCACGAAAAGGAGTATTATATAATGCATCCATTGTATGTTTACTAGGTACAAAGATATATTCTATATCTGGATTCATGCATTCTTCTATAAAGCATTTCGGTACTTTATCTCCTTCCCATATCAGATATACCCAATTCCTTTTAGCATTTGTATTCAATCTCCAATGTAATGGATTTGTTATAATCAAGTTTATTTCATCTTCTATAGGAGGAGATTTTAGTAATTTAAGTTCTTCATCATCCACCATTCTTTCCCAATTAGGTACTCCACCTGTTGTTATTCTAACTTCTGTTACTTTATTCAATGCTCTTGCTAAATTGCGTGTATGTGAATCATATCCTGAACTACCAAAAAAGTTACCTATTATGTTTATCATCTATATCACTTCCTCGTTATTAAATTAGTCTCTTTTAATAAACTTAATTCGTCTGGAATATTTTCTTTTATAAAAAAATTATTAAGTTTATCTTTATTTTCTTTTGTGAAATCTTCAAATATCCTTTGGTTAAACATAATCAGTTCATTTTGATTCTGGCTACGTTCGCCACCACTTGGTGTCATTTGATGATAATTTACAGCCATTGTATCTACACCTATTTTAAAACCAGCCATAACAGCGTTATAACTAAAAAACTGTTCTTCTCTAAATCCGTGTTTTGTTATTTTAGTCGGGTAATAACTTACTTTATCATGTACTTCTTTTTTAACAAGTGCGCAACTTCTGAAATGATGCGCCGGTAGAATAACTGAATCTGTATACATCCAGCCGCAGTCGTCACCGTTCATAATATAATTACCATTGTCATCTAAAATTACTCTGTTTACAATTCCGTTAAGAAATTTCGGGTCGCGTTTGAATACCGGACCAGACATTGGCGTAGTAATACCGCTTGCTATATCATATCCTGCTTTTATGACATCCAACAATCTATCTATATAATCTGGTTCTAAAATAACATCATCATCTACTCTTAATGTATATTTATAACAATCTTTACTAAACGCATAATCTACTATAGATTGACGCGCTTTACTTACACCATATTGAAACTCGTTTCTTGTTAAAAAAACTTTATGGTTTTCTAATCTAAATCTCGTTACCATACAATTAAAAAAATGATAATTGTTTAAATTAGTACCAGATGCGTCATCCATTATAAAAATATCAAAATTCTGATATGTTTGCGTACGTAAACTTTGCAATAATAAACATAATTCAGTTGGTCGGTCACGCGTATTAATTAATATAGCAATTTCTTTCATTTAATTATCTCCTTTAAATTTATTATAAATTCTTTTACATCTGATTCTGTTATTGTTCCGATAGTTGCAATATGCATAACTTTATCTTTTAATTCAGATTTACCAGCGTAAATTATGAACCCTTTATTCTTAAGACCGTCGTGAATTGAATTATAATTTAAACCAGCCGGTATTAAAACGTTTACCATTATATTTGACATGTTATCTTTTAAATAAAGTTCAAAACCGAGTTTCGTTAATTCTGATTTAAGTAAATCGCAGTTTGATTTGAATCTATTTAATCTATTTTCAAGACCTTCTTTTAATAATTCTGTTAAATTTTCGTTTAATATATAAAATAACGGTATTGACGGCGTAAAGGGTGTTTGATTGAATTTACCATATTTTAAATAAGAATCTAAATCAAGATACATATTTCTACGTTGTAATTTAATTAATTTATTTTTCCTACAACATATTATTCCAATTACAGGCGGACCGCCTATTCCTTTATTTGAACTAACAGCGCAGAAATCAATATTGAATTCTTCCATATCAAGTTTTTCGCAACCTATTGCGCAAACTGCATCTATTAAATATGTTTTATTATATTTTTTACATAGTTCTCCAACTTCTTTTATTGGATTTAGCATACCAGTACTTGTTTCCATATAAACCATTGAAACGAATTCAATATCTGGGTTTTCTATTAATATCTTTTCAATTTCTGTTATTTTAGGATATTCGCCCCATTCATAACGTAAATAAATTCTCGGTAGTCTATAAATTCTGCATATTTCATATGCACGTTCACCAAATGCGCCGTTTGAAATAACTAAAATCTTTTTGTTTACAACAGATGAAAACATTGTTTCCAATGCTGACGTTCCAGAACCGCTTATAATTGCTATATCAAAACTCTTTTTATTACTATTAAATACTTTAAATAATTTATCTTTCATATCTTTATATAATTCTTCAAATTCTCGTTCTCTGTGTACTATATCAGGAAACTGTATAATCTTTTTAAGATTATCAGTTTTACTAACCGGACCGGCTACAAAAAGTTTATAATTCATTCAATCTCCTCAAATTCTTTTATACTTATATTTTTATCATCTAAATAATAATCCGCCCTTAATTTGTCCATTACAAGTAAATGATAATTAACGCCAAGTATTTTGAGATATTCTATCGTTCTTTCTCTGATAGTTGAATTTCTTGAAGTATGAATTATAACAATTGTATCCTTTTTTTCGTAAAGTTTATTAACTATATTAATAATCTTTTTAATCGGTTTACCTTTGTTTACAAGTGTTCCGTCTAAGTCTATGGCTATCACTCTCATTTTTTAATCACCTTATCATGTTTTCTATGACATTTCTTGCATAATTGTTGCCAGTCTTCTCTTATTCTTTTTTGCATATCCAATATAATAATTTCATTCAATTATCTCCAGTAATTTCATCCTTCCTTTATTTGTCATCTTTTTTAATGTTATTATTTCAAGGTCAAGACCGGATTCTTGTTTAATCCATTCTTCATACCATAAAAACTTATAACTTATACTATTCCATACTATATATAATTTAAACTTATTATTCTTAAGGTCAACAATTACTTTCCATTTCTTTATGCTATCTCCGTATTTGTTACTTATCGGGCTTAATATCCACCATCCTAATGGTTTCTTAGTTAACGGTCCGTCATAATAGTCTATTCCTCTGCCTACAATATCATACATAATATCATGCTTCCTACCACATTGGCAATCACTTTTCCTTAATTTGCCATAATCCTTTGTTTTATATCTTAAAATTGGTGTGATTGTATTGAACAAATCTGTGACTATAATCTCGCCATTTATAATCTCTACAATACAAGTCTCCATATTGACGTGATAATTCCCATATTTACACTGAGACGCAACTGTGCATAATTCAGCAAGTCCATAACCAGAATAAACAGCTTTATAATATTGTTTTAAATAATTAGTATGTTTTCTCGTATCTTCACTCATAAGATATAAAGTAATGTTTTTCATTATATCTTCTTTGCCAAGTTTAATTAAACCAGTAGTTATCTCCCTGATAGCACCAGAACCGCCATGTATCAAGAATGGTTTATTTTTTATTATCCAATTATAATGTTCGTTTCCAATAATTCTGTAATTCATCGGTTTAACATTTCGTAACAAATCAAAAAATTTCCATTGCGGTTCACCGGCTGTAAGTCTTAGAATCCAATCTTTACCATTCCAGCCAACAGATTTCCACGCACGTTCAAATACTGCCGATTTAATATATTGTAATTCTTTCGGACCATATGTTTTAAGCGGTTCGCCAGTAGAACCAGATGAAAAATGTGTTGTTTCGTCACCTTTAAGGTTGGGGTTGAATTTACGTAACTGTTTTTTTGTAGTTAAAGGTAATTTTTTAAAATCGTCAAATGAATTTATATCAATACCAAACGTTTTACAAACTCGTACTAATTTAATTAATTGTAATGTATCTAACATTTCATTATTAGAATATTCATAATTATTTAAATATTTACTCCATTTTATTGTATTTTTCGTCATTTTATCGTATATTTTAAATAAATTATTTTTCATTTGACCATTCTCCAACAATCAATCAATCTATTCTTTTTATATTTCATTTTAAGATATTCATCGTAAGGAATAGTTAATACAGTTAAATCTGCACTTTTAATTCCTTTTTGTACTTTTTTAATATAAGAAACACTATTACCAAGAAGTTCTTTAGTATTATCAATCGCCAATGGGTCGTGTACTGTTATATTAAATCCATTACAAAATAGTTTTTTAATTATTTTAATAGACGCGCTTTCCACAACAACATCTGTTCCTATTTTAAATGCTGTTCCAAGTACTAATATTTTATTACCCCTTATATCTTTCATTCTTTCTGTTATTTTAGCTACTATTCTATCTATTTGCCTATCGTTCATTTCTATTAAAACATCCGGGAATTTAGTATCTATTTCCAATTGTTTTAAATAATAAGATAACGCTTCATTATCTCTTGGGAAACACGTCCCGCCATACGATAATCCGGCAGTTAAAAATTTCCTGCCTATTCTGCTATCGTGTCCAAGTATATCACTTATAATATCCGGATTTGTATTCGGAATCTTATCGCAAATTTCGCCAATAAAGTTTGCAAAATTCATTTTCATTGTAATATAATTATTCGCCATTAATTTAGCTAATTCTGCGTTTATTAAATTAGTCCTTATTATAGGCGCATTATTTTCCATAATAGATTTGCAAATGGGTTCATATAAATTACCAGAATTTTTATCGTATTCACCGATTAGTATATATTCTGGGTTTCGTATATTTTCTGTTTCAGTACCAAGCGCTAAAAATTCAGGATGATGTATCATTCCGAAATCTTTACCGCATTTCTTACCTGAAATGCTTTCTATACGTATTATTATTCTTTCTGTTGAACCCGGTAAAACAGTACTTCTTAATACAATTAAATGATATGAACTTTTATTTTTTAATGCTTTCCCGATATTATCTGCAACTTCATTAACATAAACCAAATTAAATGCACCTTCTTTAAGATTAGGTGTATTTACAAAGATTATACTAACATCTGTATTTTTAACTGCATATTCAGAATCATTTGTAGTTTTAATTTCAGTATCGCTTAATTTATTTATATCTACATCAACACCAATTACGTCAAATCCTTTTAAAGACATGAATTCTGCTAATGGTTTTCCAAGTTTCCCTAATCCAAATACTGATATTGTTTTCATTTTATCGGCACTCCTATACAGTTTACACCTGAACTACCTATTAGACTATAATTCAAATCAATTAATATCTTCTCTACTTCTGCTTTCTCAACATGATTTGTTTCTATAATAACAATAGGTTTATTCTTCTTGATTATATTAATTGCGCCCTTTAGGACTTCCAAATCAGCACCCTCTGCATCTATCTTTATAAGTTTTATATTTGGTACTCCTTTGAACATCTCGTCAAGGACAATCGCCTGTGGAGTTGATTTATCCTCTGATATAAGAACCTCATCTAATCCATAATGGTCGCCTTGTTTTATAGTATAATTAACAGGACTACTAAAGACCGCTCTATGTATTGGAACAACTTTTATAGATGGATTAAGTTTCATATTAGTAAGAAGATGTTTATAACATCTCGGTGATGGTTCAAACGCAAAACAAGTTCCTTTATCATGCCAAACAGATGTATCACCGACTCCTGCACCTATATCTAACATTATATCATCATTTTTAAATGTTTTAACTACATTTGTTATCATATTGAATACTTCTTTATCGTGATGTACATAACCTAATTTATCTATCTGATAACCCTCATCTAGTAATGTAAATCTATCAAATGTTTTTGTTATACCATTAATTTCAAGTTTAACTAAAACAGACGGTTTATCTAATCCCCATTTTTTTTTGAAATAAATTGAGTTTCTTTTTTTAATTTTTTGACTTTCATGTTCATGCTGGTCAATATTGAATTTTCTATGATGTTCTATAAACATATCTATTTCATAAACTTTAAGACCATTTGAAAATACATTATAAGTATAATCTATATCGTCACCGTCGCCGGGGTTAAGACATTCGTCAAGCATACCTATTTTATTAATAGTCTTACGTGAAATGAACATACACCATGTACCCACCCATTTAAATCCGTCTAAATACATTTCGCCAGATGTACCGCCACCGTTTCTAACAGTTACAATTCCGCAATCTGGATATTCAGAATAACTTACCATTTCATATAACATATCTCTTCCAAGAAACTTATGAAATATTACATCATCTTGTGTTAAAAATACGTCCATATCTCCTGCGCATTTTATACCGTAATTTATAGCCAAAGTCGTTCCTTCTGCTTTTATATGATGAACTTCAATCTTATCAGGATGCGCATTTGCTAATCTATCACAATAATCTGCCGTTCCATCATTACTTTCACTTTCAATTAATATTATTTTATACGGATATACAAAATTTTGTAATATACTATTAATCGTCATAGATAAACTATTACCAGAATTCCTACACGGGATTATTATAGCTACCGGTTTCTCATTCATTTCATAACCTCTTTATTTAATTTTTCGTCTGTTTCATCAATCTTAGATTTAATCCAATTATATGTTATAGTCAACCCATCTTTCATACTCCACTCCGGTTCCCAGTTAAACTTCTTCTTGAACATTGTATTATCAGAATTACGACCTCTAACGCCAAGCGGACCGTCTATATGAACTATACCCAATTTGGCGTTTCCTATTTCCATAATTATTTTAGCAAGTTCGTTTATAGAAAGCATATCATCACGACCTATATTAATAGGTTCTGATATATCAGAATACATTACCATTTCAAGAGCCTTTAAGCAATCATCTATATAACAAAAACTACGTGTTTGATTACCGTCTCCCCATATTTCAATTGTAGTTTTGCAATCTCTTTTAGCAATTATAACTTTTCTGCATATAGCAGCTGGCGATTTTTCTCTGCCACCTTTATAAGTTCCTTCCGGTCCATATATATTATGGAACCTAACAATTTTAATATCCATACCATAATTTCTATAAGATTGACATAACTGTTCCATCATAATCTTTTCCCAACCATAAGTATCCTGAGGGTCTGCTGGATAGGCATCAGATTCTTTTAGTCCGGCTATATCAGTTTTAGTTTGTTTATAATTCGGATATATACACGCGGAACTTGAATATAATACTTTCTTGATACCGTTTAATTTACATTCTTCAAGCGAATTAAAATCTATCATTGTATTATTATACATTATTTTCGCCTGATTATCTTTATTTTGTATAAAACCCATACCGCCCATATCTGCCGCAAGTAACCATGCTTCGTCAATACCTTCAAATGCTTTAATACAATTATTCCTATATCGTAAATCCAGTTTAAGAAATTCGTCACATTCAAGACCGTATTTTGGTTCTTTCCAATCTACACCCCTTACAAAGTGTCCTTGTTCTTTCAGTCTCTTACATAGGTGATGCCCGATAAATCCTGCGGCACCCGTTACTATTATCCTTGTCATTTCTTTTCACCTATTAATAATTGTTTTGAAAATAACATATTAGTCGGCGTTTCTTTTATTTTTATACCAATAGACTCTATTAATCTAATCCAGTTTTCTTTTGTTTTAAATTGTTTATGGGTTTTATCTGCCATAAGATTTGGGTCGTCTATAAATGGTATACTAAATAAAAAATTAGTACCGAATTTTTTCATATTATTTAATGTTTTTTTAAGTTCATCATCTGTTAAATGCTCTAATACATCTATAGCAGTAATCAAATCTACTTTTTTATAATTTTTTCCGTCTGAAATATCGCCACAAATTATATCATTACAAAACGCATGGTCTACAGCAAATTTGCTTTTTTCTATTCCAATTGAATTCGCAAACCATTTCCAAAAATATAAATACGCACCTCTACCGCAACCTAATGTAAGAACACTATTAGGTTTAAAATAATCGTTCCACTGTTTTACCATTAATACATTTTTTAATTCAATACCTCTATTATCAAAATATAGTTCATCTTTATCTACACAAAATTCATTTAATATTATTTCAGGTATATCAATTGGGTTTACTTTAGTAATAGGATAATTACCAAATAAATGGTCGTTTCGCCATTTACGTAAATATTCAGCAGTATGCATTTCAGACTTTTTCATATGATTTAAATATCGTTTTTTAATTTCAAACATACCCGGACAATATGCTAAATGCCAAATAGTTACTCCACTAAATTTACCAACTCGTTCATTATATTCTTCTATAGTAACATCTTTACCGTTTTTTATATGTAAAACAGGATGTTCTACTTCTGGATAAATCAAATCTTCTTTTACTATAAATAATCTATTTAATACAAAATGTTCTTTAACAGTTGCGTCTTCATAACCTAAACTTTCAATGAAATGTCTCATTTTAACTGAAATAACGTTTTTTGTAAATATCATATTTCTTTCGTTAAAATATTCATTACGTTCAGTTTCTTCATCTATAAATTTTTTAAGTTTAATTATATCATCTAATACTTCGTCTGCGTCAAGTACAAGTACCCATTCCCCCATATGATGCTTCTTGAGATAATCAAGATAATAATTACGTTGTTTGCCGTTCATGCCTTTGTCTGATTGGTCATAATTGTTGTGTATTATTATTCTATTTCTGTTTGCATAAATACTTCCATTAGTTTTATTTTTAGAAGAAACCCACCCTGTTTCTATTTCTAAAACACCATCACCGTTATCAAACATAAACCCATTTTCTTTTAATATATTTAGAGTATTATCTGTACTCCCACCGTCACAAAAAATAATATTGTCTGCACCTTGGACACTCTTCAAACACATAGGTAAGAACTTTTCACAATTCTGTCCCATTATAACAACATTAAGTTTAGTCATTTCAAATCCTCCTTGTAATATTCTTTCTCAAATGCTGCGCATCCTTCTTCCGAATCGCATACGACTGTTCCTCCAACGCATGCGAACTTACCGGCATGCGGACCTGATTCTACTTTAAAATATTTTCTCATTTCAAATCCTCCTCTGTGATATTGAATTTCTCTTTGATGTATTCTATTTTACTTTTGCGCTTAGCACGGCATGTGCAATCATACGAACCCATTCTGCATATCTTGCAAAGATTGGTAGTTGGTTTATGTTCATCTGATTTTATTGCCTGATATATTTCTTCTATTTCCTTATGATATTGTTTTATGTCTTCTATTGCTGATTGTCTCATAATGATTAGAGCATATTGTTTCCCTTGTTCATATTCATAATATTTATTTTTTATAGGTAAATCAAATTGTTTTATGTCTTTTATAGTATTCATTTAATCGCTTCTAATTTCTTTATTCATTTCTCTTAAGTTCCCACGGCGTGTTCGTGCCTTTAAACTTGCGCCATTTAGTGTTTATATCTTTTGCTATTCTTTCTATTTCTATATTACTAAATCCTTTTATTTTAACATTAGTTTTACCTGACGTTTGATAAATATTATAATCTTTTGATATTAATTTAACACCAAATTTATCTGGATTTTTCCAGACAGGCGTTCCGGGATATGCAACTAATGTATAAAAATCTGCAAAATCAAGATTTTCTTCAATCGCAAAATGTAAACAATCATACATTGTTTCTTTAGTCGCACCGGGAAGATTTAAAACAAAACTTCCTCTGATTCCTATATCATATTGTTTCGCTAATCTAACAGCTTTTATATTATTTTCTCGTGTATTATTCTTTTGTATATTCTTCAATACATTATTATCCATGTGTTCAAGACCAAATGATATAGACCTTATACCTGCATCCTTGAGTGCAATCATCATCTCTTCGTCTATTGTATCTGTTCTGCTTGTTAATCTAAATGAACCTAGTTTCTCTTCTTGCATCCGCTTAGCAAACTCCAATACTCTTGTCTTGTTTATAGTGAAGCAATCGTCTATGAAGTAGAATGACCTGAAACCATAATTGTCATGCAGTATCTTCATCTCTTTCATTATACGGTCTACGCTATGCATCCTATAGCCTTCACCCATTATTGTCTTGCCACAGAAGAAGCATCTAAATGGGCATGACCGTGAGCTTAATATCACGCCAGTCCTTATCCCTTCTTGTATAATCCCGTATCTTTCTACCGGCACTAAATCCCAGGCAGGCATAGGTAGTGTATCTATATCCTTTATTAGAGGATACATAATAATCCCGTGTTTTAATTTACCTTCAACTATATCTATAATTGCTCTTTCTCCTTCTCCTTTAACAATATAGTCAAACTGTTCTATAAGGGAATCTGGATCTGCACTCGCATGTGGACCGCCTGCTATAAGTTTAGCATTAGGATAATTGTGTCTTAGATGACTTGCATAATTCTTACACCATGCAAGATATGGTGTAGTTGTTGTTATGGCTATGAACTCTGGCTGTATGAAGTTTAGTTTCTGCTTCAAGGTATAATAACTATCATGATTCAAGTCACATATAGTTGGTCTATGTCCTGCTCTTCTTAATGCGCCTGCTAGATATAGAGCACCCATTGGTGGTCTGTCTCCTGCTTCAACAAGCATTGCCTGTTCTGGGGGGGTAATAAGTACTATATTCATTCTAAATGTCACCCTTTTATTATTTTGTAAATTTGGCTCCGCAAAACTTACAATAATAATCCCACATAATAACACTGTTTTGATCTCTATATTCATAACCACTTTGGTATATTATACCATATTTTTTACATGCAGGACATTTATCTTCTTTATTAATCAGTACCATTTTCATAATATCACCTAACAATCTTTTAAAATATCTAACCAATCTCTGTTATCTTTGATGACTCGTTCTATTGTTTTTTCATAATTACTCGTATAAAATATATATCCTATTGTCATTAAGAATATAAATG